CACCTGACTTGCTTGGTTCAAAAAGACGTGAAAGTACCAAAGTATCGACTATGCGCTCAGAGGCCACAGAAACGTCCCAGAGACGATTTAGGACAGGTAGGTCGTACCCTATCAGATTGTGTCCAACGACGCTCACAGAGCCTCTCAGAGCCTCACAGAGGCTGTCTGGAGTGGTATGTACGGTATTGACACCATTTTCCCTGGTTACGACGCACCAGATGGTCGTTGGTTCAAGTCCGTCAGCTTCCAAGTCAAGATAAATCAATCGTCCCCACCAAATAAATCGTACTGTAAGTCTTTAGGAGCTACGTAGCCTGCTGCTTGGTAGTCCTTTTCTTCCATTGTCTTTTTTCTGTGGCAGTTTGCACACAAAACACGGCAGTTTTCTAATTCGTCAAAAATAGTGTTCCAACCGTAGTGATGCATAGATGCCATCTTAGCCTTTTTCTTTGTCCTGTCAATGTGGTCCAGTTCTAGTGCCTGCGGTATGTCGTTGTACCCACATATTTCACACCCTCTTTCCATTTTGTAGTCTTGAATGAACTTTTTCTTGTCGTTCTTGTGCATTCGTTTGTAGGGCATTAAAAGTCCTCGTCAATGTCGGGGTTTGTGACCTCGTTTAGCCTCCCTGTTTGTTTGTCGTACTGCAGCCAACATGCGGGTCCAGTTTCACCTGTATACCGATTTTTAAGCACTCGTACTGTCGTGGTGTTTCTAATGTCTTCGTTAGCGTTCTGCTGGTCACGCTCCATACCGATCACAATGTCGGACAGTTGTGCAATCGCTTGGGAACCACGGAGTTCACCCAAGCTGATCTGTGCGCCGTCTTCGTGGGCTTTGCCCTGTGAACGTCGTAAGTGTGACACGAGGAATAAGCTGATGCCTGTTTCGGCCACCAGTGTCCTCAGTTTGGTCATAATTTCGTCAATGGCTTTTCGCTCGTCTCCGGACTCTTGGGAAGAGACGACGATTGACAGGTGGTCCAGTACGACGTACCGGCAGTCAAGGGCTTTTGCCATGTAGCGAACACGGGCGAGCAAGTTATCTGCTGAAGTTGACCCCCAATGGTCGAATAAGTAGTAACGTCCTGTTCCCAATGTGGCTTCCCAAAAGGGCCGAAGCTCGTCCACAGACGTGTCCTCTTCCAAGTGTAAGGGCCTGTTTGCCGCCACCGACATGATACCAAGCGTTGTTCGGGCCAAATCTTCCTCAAGCGCCAAGACTCCGATATTGCCTTCGCATCTGCGTAGTAAATCGTACTCAATTTCTCTGATAAATTGGGACTTGCCCATACCACTACCGCTAGTGATCGTGACCAACTCATACGGCCTATGCCCCCTAGTTATTTCATTCAAGCCGTCCCAAGGATACGGTATGGACTTGACTTGACGCTTCTCAACCAAGGCTTCCCACGTATCGACACCAGCTACAATACCGTCAGGTCTGTAGGTCTTAGCGTTGAACCATGCTTTAGTAAAGTCCTTAACTCGATTAGCCACCAGCATGTCCGAAGCGTCCTTCATTGGCAGCTTACAGATTTTTAGTTTGTTGGGACTGAATAAGTCCTTAACCTGGTCTATAGCGGCTTCACCTGCCTTGTCATTGTCAAAGCAGATAACAACTTGTTCGTAGTTCTCTAGCCACTCCAGTTGTTCTTTAACTTCCTTTGCGGCAGCGGCAGCGCCACCACGTAACGACACCACGTCGTACTTGTTGCTGAACATCTCTGACACAGCCAAGGCGTCCAACTCACCTTCAGTGATTGTTAGGTACTTGTTGCCAACACAATTTTGTTGTCCAAAGAATCCTGTACCCGTTATGTCGCCTGTTGTATGGAAGTTTTTGGTTTTTACTTCCCTAACTTTTGCAGCGGCAACTTCCGTTGTGTCTATGCGGTAATAAGGGTAGTAATGTTTGCAAATGTCACCTGTCGTTGAAAACTCAATGGTTACGCCAAAACGCGCACAGGTCTCTTTTGAAATACGTCTGTTAGGTATTGCAGCCACTGTGCCAAACATCTGTAGAGGCTTGGCTTTGGCTATGGGTATCACTTCGGACATAACACCGTCACCATGTACATGATAGTCACAGACGGCACTGAAGCAATGCTTAGAACCGTCATCGTAAATAGCAAGGGCGTCCGAAGAATTGCACTTGGGACACCCTTCATGTCGTAGGAACTTAGCCACTACTTAGAAGTCCGCTGAGTCACCTTCCAGGATTTCAGCTTCCTCCAGCACCTTCACTGCTTCAAGGTACGTTGACACACCATGAACTGGATGTGGTTGTCCTAGTTTGTACTTCAGGCGCACCTTAGAGTTGTAAGGCACTTCGCCGTTGTACGGGTTGCCCTCAGCGTCAAACGTCTTAACGTTGTACTTGGACTTGAACTTACGCTGCTTGTTGCCTTCGTAGTCCTTAATCTTCACACCTTGTGCTGCCAGTGAAGATGCGTCGTCCTCGTTCATTGTAATGGTCATCGAGTAAGCACCCGTGTCCTGACCATTGAAAATGTCATGCTGAGTTAAGTTGCTAAAGTTACAAATACCTTCTACTACTGCCATTGGAATAATCTCCGTTTCTGCTTGGGTTGCAACCAGATCATCTCTGGTCATACTATTAGTATACCACATGGTCACCTAGTCCTCAATAGGATCAGGATAAGGATCGGACACTTTTTGCAAAAGAATGTCCAAATCGTTCATTGAGATACGTAAGTCACCATTAGGTGCCGGTCTAAGGTCTAAGTCCAGCTTAATGACAAACGGAATGCCACCCCATTCGTCACGCCTCATTGCCTCATTAGCCACCTTACGTGCCTCATCATAACCCAGGGCGTAAATACTGTAGTCGCCACCAGTTATTTCATAAATGCTATGTTCGTCCATACAAAAGTTTCTCCTAAGTTTACTACAGTATTACTTCTGTAGTGTTGTCTTTGGTTAATAAACATTAGTTTAACTACTCTAGTTGTTACTTTAGTTACTACTTTAGTAGAGGGTATCAGAAACATCAACAAAAGTCAAGTCCAAATCTTCTGTAATTGTACCAACATCATCTACTGAATAGTCCACAGAAGCAAACAAACAACCATTACAAAGGTCAAGGAAATTACCGTGATTATCTTTTTTGGTTAGTTCTTTTTCTTCCAAAATTTTGTCACAGGCTTTACATCTCATTGCTCTTTCCAATTGTCCCCGTATATGTCTCTGCAGCTTCGCTCTAGTTCTGACTTGTCCATGTCTTTCAACTCCTGTTTAACCCTCAGTCGGTACATTTCGACCTCAAACTCTTCAATTAAGGACATCATGTAGTCGATCTCGTCAATGTCAAAGTAGTCCGTTGGGTCTGCTGGTAACTGTTGTTCAACCATTGTTAAGCCTCCTAGCTAGTCTGTGGACGTACCTTAAGGCGTTGTCCAGTTCCTTCATACGCTGCTGTTTAATTTCTTCCTGTTGGTTAAGTTCCTCAAGTGTTAACTCCAGGTTAGCCAGTGCAGCGTTCATACGTCCGTGGTCAGGTTCAGCGTCTGGGTCATACTCAGGCTCTACATAGTCCCGATAGATCCCTCTGCCTTCAACCATGTTGTCATAGTCGTCCTGCCAAATGTCCACTAAATCTCTTGCCATGTTGTTTCACCTCTGTCGTCTTTTGCATCAAAGAATTTCTCAAGCCTACCAGATCGCTTTAGTTTTTTCAATGCCCTGTATTCCGTTTGTTGAACTTCTGCTCGGCTAATGTTTAACACTTTTGCAATTTCCTCCTGTGACATGTGGTAGTCACTGTACTGTCGTCGTCTAGCCATTAAAAATATCTCCAGTAGTCTCTAGTAATCTCACAACGTAACCAACCAACACAAAAGATGTAAGTGTCTCCAGTGTCACCATAAGCGGGAATAAAGAACGTCCTAAGCATTGGCGTTTTAACAAAGTAAAAGTCAAACCTCATAAGCTGCCCCATTGATTCGCCATAGCTTCCGCTATGCCTTCAAAGGTAGTGCTTCTGATCTTCCATCTGTCAGCACTAGGCGGCAAGTAATGAAGCCTCTGTTGTTGGTTCTTCGGTAGCTTGTCCATTTCTGCTTTGACGTTGTTTGTCTCAGTTAACGGTGGCAAGTTATGCAACCAAAAGCCGGTCTTTTTTGACTCAGGGTGTCCAAACATCCAAGGTTGAACATATTGCGTAGGCTTAAAGGGTAAGACACCAACAGGATTTTCCATACAGACAAACTTAGCGTTTGCCTTTGCAGTCTCCCAAAGCTCTCTAGTCCACTCTATGGCCTCCAATCTCTCGTTATGCTTTGGCATACCTTGACCATACCAAGCGTTACCAGAGACAGCTAAAGCTGTGCATGGTGGGTGCATTATAATAATGTCCCATTGCTCTCGTTTGATTACTCCGATGCAGTCCTCCTGATAATGCTTTGGTGATTCGTCGTCTGCAGGTAACAGATCACACGACCATGCATCATGTCCTAAAGCTGCAAAAGCTTCTCTTACTCTGCCTGAATACTCACAAGCGACTAAAACTTTCATTTCTTGGTTGCTCCTTTGGGTTTCCTTGTAAGCTTCTCATATATTGCACAGGACGCGCACCAGAGGCCAAAGAAGGCCAACAGCAGCGCCACGTCGTGCCAGGGTTGCCAACACTCAATCATGATACTAGTTCCTCTAGTTGTGACTGTGGCACTTCCTGAGCATCAGCACCGTTTAGCCATTGGTTGATATGTTTGGTTGTGGTAACGCTGAACTTTTGATTAGTCCTGATATACCCTCTATTTGGTAACCATGCCGCCACTGGTGTTTCATAGCTGAACAATACGTCCATCTTGCCAGTATGTAGGTCATAGGTTACCTGTGTTTTGTTACTGCCTAGCTGCTTTAATTTCATGCTGTAGTTACTCCAGTGTAAAAGTCTGATTTTCTGTTGACATACCACAGCGCCTCTTCAGTGTTGTTGAATATGTACTGATAAAGCACTGGTGACATGTGGTGTCCGTGTTTGTGGTACTCGTACAGTTTGCCATTGTCAAGCACTAGTTTGACTTGTGTTGTGTGTCCTTTGTAGCCATCCGGTCTGTTTGCATAGCATACAATCATTAGTTAACCCTCTAATTTAATTTGCCTGTTTAAGTCCGTAAGATGTTGATACGTTGT